TGTTTTGTATATGATGTTCATGTTTTATCCTTTGTTTATATCCTGTTTTTTAAGTCTCGATAAAAATTTTCGTGTGTACCAAGAAACAGTAGCAACCTTTCTTTTGGAAACCATTTGTAAGCTAGTGGCATTTTCAAATGGTGCATTTGGAATTTGTATACATAAATTCCAGCTAAGTTACCTTTTTTTATTTGCCCTATTTTTGGATTATTAATAACATCATTGATGGCTATATCAACTATTTCTTTTTGATTATCATGCAGCCGTCTATATGATTTATTAAAGGCTGGTTCTTGAGTGATTGTTATGTTTTTCATGTTTTTGATCGAATTCAAAAGGAATTGGAGTTTCTGCTAATGCTTCAAAAATGCCTTCTATAAAATCACCAGGCAAGTCTGGATTGTCAATTGCTGTTCTTCCGATCTTTGCCCAGTATAAAATCTGATTAGGAATAGAGCGAAATTGGGATTCTGCCACTGGTTTTGTTTCATTGTAAAAATCTTTATCTATTCTTATTGCTATGCTGCTCATGTTGCCTACATAATTAGTTATTGTGTAACAAGTGTAGCTTAAGTGCGTTGATAATGCAACTATTTGTTGCTAATTTAGCAGACGCATCTGCCAAATACATTTATATTGTCAAACGTATAGTGTCGCCAGGAAAACGTATAGTGTCGCCAGGAAAACGTATAGTGTCGCACCCGAAAGCCACGCTAGATAAGGAAACCAGCTTTTGGTAAAGATAAGAATAAAGCTTTTAAAGATAATAAAGCTTTTAAAGAGATGCCAAAAACCTTTCTCTTTCTTTTTTAAAAGCATATTTAAGGTTTATTTAAAAATCCCTATTGACACGCCTTAAGAGAAGCTTAAAATAACCTTAACTATTTATTTATACGCAGTTTTTGCGGTTAAAGAAACAAAACAAATACCACGTTGGCATGGGTTAACAGCCAAAAAGGTTTCGAATGACTGAAGAACAAAACGTTTCACCTAGTATTTCGCCTGCAGTAGAGACTGCTCCAGTAACTGAAGCATCTCAACCGCAGACAGTTGCAGAGACAACACCTGCTGTATCGTCTGAACCTGTAAAACAGGCAAAGACTTTCAGCGAAGAACAAATGAAAATAATTTCTGCTGATGTGCGTAATCGTACAGCAGCTAAATTACGTGCTGAGTATGAGGCGCAATATAAAGCGCAGCAACCTCAGCAACAGACGCAACCAGAACAGGCAGCACCAGTTGCATCTAGCATAGCCGGCTTAACCGAAGAACAGCTTTATAATAATTTTAGACAAAGGCAGGAAGCAGAGCAGCAACGTTATCAATCGGAAAACATAACGAATGAGTTTTTAACGAAGATTCAGGCGGCTGGTAAAGCTGACAAAATAGAATCTTCAGGGCTGGGACAGATTCCAACCAATCACCCGCTCGTAACGATGCTTAATGGAATAGATAATCTAGGCGATGTTATAGATGAGTTTGATTCTAATCCTATAAAAGTTGCTAATTTGTTGGCTGTAACGCATTTAAATCCGATGAATGGATTTAAGGCGCTGCAAGAGATATCGCAATCGATCAAGCGAAATAAAGAAGCGTTGGCAAAGGAGAAAGCTCCCGAGCCTCTAAGTCAATTGAAACCGTCATCTTATGGTTTGGGTGGTGGTGCTTCTTCTGTTTCTGAGAAACGTAAAAGCTCGTTATATAAATTCTAAATAACGAAAACCATTACCCGAAAATTTAAAACTAAATAAATTTGAGGGTTCTATGGCTTCTCCAACAATTAATTATTTACAACAGGTAGAAACTTATAACGCTGATGCACAATTACCTGGTTTTTTAAACCAGAACTGCTTTGTATCAGATATTTGTAATCATGAATACACAGACTTCGATAAAAAAATACCAGCAAACTTAGGCGACACTATTGGTGTTGCATTGCCAATGGCTTCTGTTGCCAACGCTGGTTTAGTAGTATCAGCCCAACCAATCCGTCAGAACATTGCGCACTTGTCAGTTATTGGCGCTGCAAACGTTGCAGTTGCTGTAACTAATCAACAGCGCATTTTTAACATGGATAAAGACGGTTTTTGGAAGATGACAGGTAAAGGAATGGTTTCAGAATTAGGTTCTAAAGTAGAGCAAGCAATTGCTGCTCACGTTAACAGCTCTGCTGTCGATATGCGCTCTGATTCTGCTACTTATGGTCAACCACAATACCTATCTGGACCAACCAGATTCGTTGATTGCACAGCTACTGGTTTATTAACCTATCAAGCGCTAGATCAATCAATGAGCGATTTTCTTTCTATGGGTGCTCCTGCTGATGATCATTGCGTCGTATTACCAACAAACTACTACAGCCCAATTATTGGTAGTGGTTTAGGTCAATTCGTTCCAATTCGTAACGACGAGATTGCACAAAGCTGGTTGGTAGGTGAATTTGGTAGCCCACGTACTAAATATTATCGTTCTAATTATTTGCCAACGCAAACAGCTGGTTATATCGGTGCAAATGCTATTGAGTTAACAGTAGCTAGCACTAATGACCCAACCGGGAACAATGTTACTTCTATTACATTTACTGGTGCTGGTAGTCATATTGGAGCAATTAAAGCCGGAGATTTAGGATATTTCGAATCAACTTCTAACATATATGCGCTAACTTTTTATGGGCATATGGTAACAAATCAATTAGTCCAGTTCCGCGCTATTGCTGATGCTGACTCAAGCAGCGATAGTTTGACAGTCCAAATTATTACTAACTCACACACAGAAGGTCAAGGCCTTTGCTCTGTTGCTGGTAATGCTCTGCAGAATATTAGTGGTCCTATATTGGCGGGCATGACAGTTAAATTCTTACCTTCGCATCGTTGTGGACTTAGGGTCTGTGGCAAAGCATTTTACGTCGCAATTCCGAGATTAGATGATGAACGACCATACGATACCTCAGTAGATACTGATGATGAAACTAAAGTTTCTCTACGTATGTATTATGGTGCAGTATTTGGGCAAAACCAAAAATGGTTGGTGAATGATGTTATCTGGGGCGGGTTGCTTGTGTCTAGGTATTCGCAACGCATCTGTTTGCCCTTAGCTGGTAACGTTGCATCTGCGTAGTGTAATTTTTGATTGACTTTAAAAGTACACCCTGATACGGTGTACTTTATGATAAAAAAAGAAACTAAATTAAGATTTGAAAGCAAAATAAACAAGCTTTCTCATGGTGGTTGCTGGGTCTGGACCGGAAATAAGAATGAAAAAGGATACGGTCTAGTTCGCATAGATGGCAAAAGATATAAAGCGCACAGGATAGCATACGAGCTTTATATTGGTGATATTCCTTCGGGAATGTTGGTTTGCCATTCTTGCGACAATCCCGAGTGCTGTAATCCAAAGCATTTGTGGCTTGGTACCCATGCTGACAATCAGCGGGATAAGATCGCTAAAGGCAGGGATCACTTTAGCAAAGGTTATGTGGTTAGCGACGAGAACAGGGTTAGAATTAGTGAATTACACAAAGGTAATACATATAATTTAGGCCGAGTTCTTAGCGATGAACACAAAGCCAAGCTTAGTGCCAGTCATATAGGCAAGACGCTTAGTGATGAGCACAAAGCGAAGATTGGAGCATCGCTTATTGGTAGGCCGGTTAGTTCTGAGACAAGAGAAGTGCTCAGAGCTAAATCAACTGGTAATAAGAATGCTTTAGGCAATCGACATAGTGATGATGCTAAAGCTGCGAGAAGCAAAATGATGACTGGAAACACTCGCGGTAAAGGCAGCATACGTAGCGCTGAATCTATAGAAAGATATAGGCAGGCGGCTATAAAAAGAGAAGCTGTTCGTAAAGCTAACAAATCTTTAAATGATATTAACAATTTAAATTGAGGTAATAAATATGACTTTTTTTACAGGAATTAATACACCAATTCCAGGATCAAGAAATCCCGTTGGTTATATAACAGGTCTTACTGCTGCCTGGGCTAGCAACACCACTTTAACCTTAGCCGTAGGAGCTTGTTCAGACTCTACAAACGACATTGATATGACTGTAGCAACTGCTATAACAATTAATGCTGCAGTAAACGGTGCTGCAGGTTTAGATACTGGCTCTTTGGCAGCAAGTACGTTTTATTATGTATATGTAATTGCCGACTCCAGTGGTTATACGCATGCGTTACCATCTGCTGTAATTTCAGCTGCTGCACCTACTGCTACTACAGGGCCACTAATGCCATATGGATATAACACTTGGAGAATGGTAGATATCAAAGTAACTGATGGTTCCTCGCATTTCTTATTGACTTATACAAAGGGTCAATATAGTTATAGAGAGTTTATCTATGATGCTCCATTAACAACCGGTTCATCATCTCTAACAACCTCGTATGTTGCTCTTCCGTTAACTGCTTGTGTAGCCCCTATTGGTACACCAGACGTTAATTTTGTAGCTACGTTTACCCCTAATGCTGCAGGACACATTGCCTATCTACAACCAACTGGTGGTACGGGTAACGAAGCTGAATTAAGTGGGGTAGTTGCAACAGTAGCACAAGTGGCTGATCTAGAATGCACAGCATTTGTTGTTAGTGGTGTTCCTAGCATTAGTATAAAAGGAACGGCGGCTACAGACACATTGGTGCTTTTAGTGAAATCATTCACATATTGTGTTTAGGCGAGGTAATAAATATGACTTTTTTCACAGGTGTTAATACGCCAATTCCCCTTTCAAGGAATACGGCGCCGTATATAAGCGGATTAATCGCTAGTATAAGCAGTACTACGCCAACTACATCGCTAACTCTAAGCGTAGGTTCTTGTTCAGATTCTACGAACAACATTGATATGGTTGTGTCAACACCTATAACAATTAACGCTACAACAGAAGGCGTAAATGGTATAGATGCTGCAGCAGCTTTAGCGGCCTCTAGCATTTATTATGTTTATGTAATTGGCTCAAGCGATGGTATTTATTTACCACAAGCGATACTGTCTT